CATCATCGTCATCATCGTCATCATCTTCTTCCTCATCATCCAAATGCTCTTCAAGATCATCATCATCGTACTCTTCCTCCTCATCTTCATCTTCTTCCTCTTGTTTCTTTTTAGAAGTAGTGGTTTTCTTCTTACGTGGTTCCTCTTCCTCATCATCATCTTCCTGGCCACCTGTTTCAAAAAACTTTTCTTTAAGTTCTTCATAACTTAAAACCACAAGCAGTTCATCCAGATTCGGCACTTCTTCAATGTCATTATCTGTGTACTGTCTTTTACGATCAACAAAATCAAATCTGGTAGGTTGTGCAAATTTGTTTCCGCCGAAAACACCTTCTGCAAAGATTACACGCAAAGAATACCCTTCCATGTGATCTGCAAATATTTCAAATTTGTCTGGTTCAATGGAAGCAAGTTGTGATTCAAATTCTTTTTGGAACAAATGGTCTGAAATATCAAAAATATAAATTTTTTGACCATCATACTTTTTGTTGTTTTTGATTTTTATCGCATAAAGAACACGATAGCTTGTTTTCAACACTTTGATGTCCTCATCATCTGCATCACTTTTACGCAATTTTGTCTGGTACTCACATATTGGGCATTTCTTTCCGAATGTAGTCGGACAAACAACCTGTTCATTAAGAACACCAACATTTCTGTGAATACGAAAAGGTTTTTTGTACCACAAATTTCCTTTTACAGCGATACCACCATCTTCATCTTTGTCCATGTGGTGTTTGTCGGTAACAACGTATGGCATAATGTCCATAGTTATTGTAGAGTCAAGTTCAGGTGTAAATTCTTCTACACCGGCAGGTAATTTTAAATAGGAAAACCTGTTTCCTTTTTTACGTGATTCAAGATTTTTTGAAATCTTACCACGCAAACTTCCAAACTTACTTTTTTTAGCCATAAAATGTACATTTTAAAAATTTAACTTCTGTTCCGCATACGGATTCTTTTATTATTTTCTTTGTTTGTTTCTTCCCTGGTTGATCTTTCTTTCGTTAGATTCCGTGGCATTTTAGGTCCTGCAAAATACTGCTGTCCATGAAGTTGGACCATAGCTTCCAATGCGGCTTTACGGGTAAATGCGATTTCATTTTTAATGATTTCAGCATCATTTAATTCTGTCATTGCTTTAATCCAACGTTCTTTCGCCTCTTTGTGTTTTTTATGGTTTCTGTAAAAACTTTCAATATTTACAGCAGTTGGCTTAACACCATCACCCAAGTACCTGTCAGGATCGGCATTTGCCAGAGCAACAAGTTCCGCACGGATTACTTTTATGTTCTCTTCCGCACGAATAAACTCTTCCTTGCACTTACTCCAATACTTGCCGTATTTAACAGCAAGTTCGGCTTGTTCCAGCCATTCTACATCAAGGGCTGTTTCGTCAATTCTAATATCATGCAAATAGTTCATTCAGTACGTTTTTTCTTTTTTAACAACCTTACTTGTTTATTAACAAACGGTGCTATTTCAGCCTCCATTTCACGCATTAGTTCCATCGGGTCATCCCCTGCCTGTATAGTTTTGCTGTAACCGGCTTCAATTTTGTAGCTTTCATAGTTTCCTACATTTGCCACTCTTGTTACCGTTACCCACACTTTATCACCATCATTAACGGAATCACCATCTTTGTTGGCTCTTTCCCGTGTTTTAATCGCTCTTTGTGTCATGATATTAATAGTTTTGTTAATTTAACTGCCCGTTCACCATACACGGATAACATTACGTCCAGCATCGAAGATTTTTTTCCTTTGTATAAGCATTTCTCTGCATCGTACAGTGGTATTTTCTTACCTAATAAATCATCAAATTTGATAATATCAATGGATAATTTATTATGTACCACACTAATTAACCCATCAGTAGGAACAGTAAATCCAACAATATCAGATAATTCTTTCCACCATTTTTTACGTTGTTCATTAGTAGGTACATCATCAGTTACTATTATTTCTGAGGGCACCCCTACAATTTTCTTGCTTTTTGTATTTCTAACTCTACGCACCATAACTATTCAACTTTTTCAATTATATCACATTCCCAAACATAAAACTCCTTATCGAAGTCATCTTTAAAATAGTAGTTGTAGATTACCCCATCTTCCTTAAATACAGGAACAATACGGGTAATGGTAGTGGCGTAATTATCAATTACCAGACGTACTTTATCCCCAACCTGATACTTTGTTTCGAATTTTACCCCGGAAGGGTTTTTCTCTGCCAGAACATTTTTAAGTTGAAGTATCTGTGCATTATGCTCTTTCATTTTACTTCCCATTGCGTTAATAAGTTCAAGCATACTTTTTAACGTATCTTCAAGTTCACGCATACGTGCATCTAATTTAACTAAATCATTCATAATTTACAGTTCTATATGATGCTAAAACAATTCCCGGAAACCCTATGTTATACGTGGGTTCTTCAAAGCACTCCAGAATAGCACCGGCCATAGCATCATCTTTATTTAGCAATACAGATGAGGCATACCCCAATACTACCCGTCTGATTCCTTCAGGGTCTTGTCCTTTTAACCCTTTTAGTATTTCACTAACCGTTTTCCAGCCCTTACGTGCCATTAATGCCCGGCAAAGGGCAATACTTTCACTCTGCTCAACTGCTGCCTGTTTTGCTACCTCTAAACGCTTTTTACGGGGTGTTACAAGTACCTGTTGAAGTATTTGCAAAGCATTACGAGGATGCCCCTGACTATCTTGTATAATTTGTGTAAGCACTTCACCATCAAGATTTAGTTCACCCTCCTCTTTCGCTATTTTTAATAGCAATTCCTTCATATCTTCTTCAGATAATTGCTGTACCTGAAATTGGCTGCAACGACCTTTAATTGTTGGCAACAGTGATTGTGGGTCAGTTGTACAAAGTATAAAGTACACGTGAGACGGGGTATCTTCCAGAATTTTTAGAAATGCGTTTTGTGCATCTCCTGTCATTTTATGGACTTCATCAATAATATAAACACGTACACCGCCACCTAACGGGGTAAACTGTGCATTTTTTCGAACATCCCGTACTGTATCTATTCCACGAAATTGTGCTGTGTCAATTTCGATTATGTTTGTTTCAGCACACTTTAATTCTTTTGCTACAATACGGGCAAGGGTCGTTTTCCCGCATCCACTTGGTCCATGAAAAAGAATGGTATGAGGTATTTCCTCTTTCTTTAACATAGCTTTTAAGGTAGCGGTTAGAGCCTTATTTCCGTAAAACCCATCTAATGAGTCCGGACGGTATTTTAAGTACAAACTCATTTATCAATCTTCTTCTGTTAATAATTCTTGAATACGTTTTAATTGGTACATTCTTTGCAGTGTACTTAATTTCATTTTATCCTGTATTAACATTTTTAGGACAAACTCTGGTAACGTTTCACTGGTTTCAAGCAATTTTTCTACTTGAAAAGTTAATGTTCCTTGAATGACAAACTCTAAATACATACTTTGTACTTCTGAATAATACCGTTCGTATTGTTCTTCTGATACTCCAAAAGCCAAAGACAATTTATTATTTGCATCATTGTCTTTTTTAAGCATTTCGAGTAATGGTTGTTTTGCATAATCGAAAGCGGCTTTTTGAGTGACAACTTCTGAAATCGAATTTTTTAAGACTTCCATAATTTTTCCCTTTCATTTTTAAATTAATACTTTTGATTTAACAAGTCGTAGCACAATATCTTCATATAAATCTAATTCCATTAAAACTACCTGTGTCTGTTTAGGATAATTTTTATTTACATATTTTCTTCTCGCTTTCAGAAAATCCAACAATATTTCACTTGCTGTTTTCCCTTCATGCCGTACAATAAATGGATCTTCCTCTTTTTTGATTCGTGTTCTTTTTACCTGTTTTTCAACCGGTAAATCAAATAAACCCACACCTTTATTTTTGCGAACCCTTTTCATTATTACCAAATATCAAGTGTTCAATATGTGCCAGATATATCTTGTTTTCATGCAACACATCTGGATGTGTTGTGTTTGTGGTTTCCAAATATTCTTTTCTGGATTGTAAAAACCCATAAATTGAATTAAATGGTTCAGACAAAACATTTTTACCAACTAATTGGTCTGGTGTTGCTGCCAACTTAATCATGCCATCTTCAATATAAAACATATACCGAAAGACATTATTCTTTTTCACTCTTGTTCTCTTCTTCATATGTATACAATTTAATTTTGTTTTCATTTGCCCATGTGCATTTTGTAAAATCCAAATAATGTGTGGGATTATTTACATTATATGGTTGTAACAAATACAAAATATCACCGGAAATATACATTGCTTTTCCCACAACAATAAATAGTTCATTTTTGTAAAGAACTACTTCACTAATTGAAAATCTAAATTCACTCATACTATTAAATTTTATATGGTTTTTTCTCTGCCCAACTTGCATCAACATCACATACTTCTGCATCAACTTCTAATGGTACAGTAATCCACGGCCAATGTTGCCGAACATCATTACACATAATACATTGCATTATTTTAATCACTTTTTTTAATTCTTTTGGATGAACATCCAAAATAATAGCATCATGTATCTGGCCTATAATTCTGGTTTGCCATCTTTCCCTTATTTGTGCTTTTACACCCTCAATTAAACTCCACAACAACACATGAAAAGCACTACCCTGTATAGGATAATTTAAAACATCGTTTCGTTTCATTACACCTTGATAGGTAAAACCTGTTTTGGTGTACACTTTTCCGGTACGTTGGTATTCTTCCCATGTAGAATCTTTCCATTTTGTATATGTCCTGTATCTTTTATTCCAAAAATCAAATTCTACTTTATTAACAAAATTAGCATACTGCTCAAGATTTTTAAAACCATGCTTAATTAAGTGGTCCGATAAATGGGTATTTTCAAACTGAATCCCCTGTCCAGTTTTCCACCTACCATCTTTAGGTAATTTCCCCCAATTTACAACTAAATTTGAAGCACAGTTTTTGTAATAATCCCCATAAAATTCAGGAAATACAAATCCGTTTTTTGCTGCTTGTCTTAATACTTTATGGGAATGATCTTCGGGATTATATTTATCTAATTTAAACAATTCGATTGCCATATCCCTGTGCATATCACCAACCAGTATATCATCAATTAATTGCTGATCACCTGTATAACAGGCAGCAATACGTACTTCAAGTTGTTTAAAGTCTATTTCCATCAACTGATGTCCTTTACGTGGGTAAATAGCCCTTCTGGTAAGTTCCATTATTTCTTCATCCCTTTTCGGTATGTTCTGAAAATTAGGGCTGTCTGAACTTCCACGAAATGTCCTTACCAAGTGCAAATGATAAAATGGGTGTATTACGCCATCTACCTGTTCCCGTTCAAAGCTGTCTAAATAAGTGTCCCGGGTTTTTTTCAGTTTCTTAATTCGCAAAAGAATATCCAATTCCGGAATACCTAATTGTTTTAGTGCTTCTTCATCTGTTGCACCCTGTCCGCTTTTTGTTTCTTTGTGTACTTTTAATTTTTTATCAGCATACAGGTAATGACTTAACTGTTGCCCACTATACATATTTGTTTTTGATTTGTAAATCTTTTCCCAACCGGCATAGAATTTCGTGTTTTTAAATTCATCTTCAAGAGTTTCAATATTTTGTGTAATTTCTTTCTTCTTTTTAGAAAGATACTTTGTGTCCACTCTAAAACCTTGTTGTTCCATTCTTGCCAGAGCAAAAATACCTGAATGTAATAATTTGTATGCCTCATCAGTATTTGGATTCATAGTCTTTTATTGTTTTAAATATTTGATAGTCAACTTGTGGAACTATTGCATTTCCCATCGCCTTTATTGTTTCTTTTCTCCACTTTGGAAAGGTAATACCAACCAATCTGTCGGAAATCCCATCATTTCTGTCACGAACAGGGGATTGAGTTGGAAAGTCCGACCAGGTTGAGCGAAAGCGTCCGGTAAAGAATTTGTGTGATTTCTTTCTTTTTCTTTTAATGTTTCCTTTTTTCTCGCCCCTTTCCAATCCCGGGATGCCGGTGTGGGCAACAATCCAGACCCTATCCCTCCGGTGTGGAGCGTTGACGGCACAAGACGGAAGTACATACGCCTGAACTTCGTATCCGATATTTTCCAAGTCAGACTGCACCTGGTCGAATACCATCCCGTCTGACCAATTAACAATTCCGTGAACGTTTTCCCCCACAACCCAATCCGGTTTGATTTCTTTAATAATCCTAAACATTTCCGGCCAGAGATTTCTGTTATCCTCTGTACCTTTACGTTGTCCTGCGATTGAGAATGGCTGGCATGGGAATCCCCCAACAATAATTGTTGGTTCGTTTGGGTTCCAATTCGTGTTTTTCTTGATCTTCGCATAAGTTAATGTGTGAATATCTTTGTGATGATAACTTTCCGGCCAGTAATGTTTTAGAACTTTTCTGCCAAATGGGTCTATTTCGCATGAAACAATATTTTTCCATCCTACCCATTCAGCGGCTAATTCAAAACCACCTATACCGGAAAATAAACTAATCACCTGCATCAGAACGGTAAAATATTATCAATTACTTCCATTTGTTTCATCGCTAACCGATATTGGTAAATGCTATCCAACGCACAATAGGTAAGAATATCCCTTTTATGTATTTTTATAGATTTTTCAATATCATTTTTGCTGTTCGCATTTTTTGGGTCTTTAGCTTCCAAATATTTTTCAATATGGCTGCTGTAATCCCCCACACCAAAATTCACATAGGTTTGAAATTTTAATCCTGTAACACCTTGCCTGTTATCAAGAATATGTGCCATTATCATTGTGTCCCAAAACCATGCTTTTACTCTGGTTTGCAGGATAACATGGCTCCAAGTTTCTTCATATTTCATATTGTGTGCCATCTTTTTAATAAATTTGTTTTTCAACAAATCTATAAAAGGTTTCCGTTTTTCTGGTTTATTAGGCATTTCAAAAACGTACACTTCATCTTCACTTACCGCCACCGAAGCACACACAATTTTATGTCCTTCCGCATGAGGTTTAAGACCGGTTGTTTCATAGTCAAAAGACACTATCGAATTGTACGTTATTTCGTTTAAAATACTTAAATCGGTAATTACGTTAATCTTTGGTTCTTTCGTTACAGGAAACCGTATTTCCAGATGTCTTAGAGCATTTTTAAGGTCTTGTTCCCATACCAAAGTTACTTCTGGCCGGTCTACTACGTTTACATACGATGGTGAGAACACCGGAGCAACCCAACACTTATAGGTTTGTTCCGGTATTACAAACCCTCTCCATTTTTCAAGTTTGTCTAATGATTTATTCCATCTGGGACCGATTACAGACTGCAATGCAACTCTTCCAAAAAGTACAATTAATTGTGGTTTGTACTGTTGTATGACTTTTTGGATATTTATTGTACAGCAATTAATTTCATGTGCAGATGGTTCACGGTCTTTTAGTGTTTTTTTATCATACGGAAAACACATTACCGAATTTACATTCAGGCAATCTTCTTCAATATCAATACCAAGTTTTGCGTACATGGCATATATTTTCTTGTTTTTGCCCTGAAAAGGTTTGCCCGCTGCATCATCAACACCAGTTGTAAAATCGCCAATGTTTAGAATTTTCTTTTTGAAATTTCCAAACGGAGCCATTTTAGGTGAACTAATATCACCTTTGTACAACCCACAAGAGTAGCATGACAGTTTTTTATTTACTGCCACAGCATTACTTTGTATTTCATTTTTGGTAAAAAACATAGCTATCTTTTTAATGCTGTAATGTACTTCCAATTATTTTCATCAAAATATAATAAATGATTTTTTTCAAGGTAATAACATTTGTTGGTTTTTCCAACAATTATTTTTAATAATGATGGTGCTACACGAATACTAAATTCATTTTCACTTTTGTTTCTTATGGTTTCTTTAAACCAACCTGTTTCAGATTCACAACTTATTTCAATGTTTTTCTTTGTTATGGCAACAACAATTTCTTCATTTAATACATTTTGTTTTTCAACAAACACCAATGCTTTATCCAGCACATCTTTTAAGTTATCTGGCAGACTAATTCCAACACCTTTTTTTGCATTGGTAATTACTTTTTCAATATCTACAAAAGTATCTTCAAAAATTCTGCAGGAAACAATAGTATTTTCTTTGTTCTTAAAATGAACCCAACCCTTTCCGGAAGTTATTTTTGTTGGTTTGTTACTTACTACTACTGAAACAGATGAGGCTGGTAATAAAAATGGGTCTATTGGTACTTCTGTATTTAACGTGTACCGGCTTACACTAAAGTTATTTGTACTTTCAATGTAGTTTTTATTTACATGGACACAAGTAATTTTAGGATCACTTAATTCTTTGGCACAAGAATATGACGCCATTTTAAGATATTCCAAAAATTCTTCTGGTAATGTTTTCCATTTACCTTTTTTGCTTAATTCTTCATCTAATGGTAAAGTTACTTCCGGTGTAAATGCAAACCCGGAAGTTGCTCTTCCGCTTTTTACGATTAATTCTGTTTCACTTACTTCAACATCTACTTCTTCTGTTTTTATTTTTCCAAGATATTTGAGCAACAAATCAGCTTTTACTGCACCGGTAATATCAAGAGCAACAGGGTGCATAACACTAATTTCATCGTTGTAAGTTACCACGTTTCCGTTAATAAAAGCAAATGAAGTGGATTGTTCAATTACTTCTAACGTGGAAAGACCGGGCTTAACGGTTTCTAATGCCTTTTTTAATTCGATTACTTTGATTTTCATACTCTTTGATTTTGATTAACCATTGTTTATGTATTTCATCTGCTATGTACGCCATCATTACAGGTGGAACCGACATAGACGGAATGTAATTGTACCGTTTTTGATTAACTAATTTATAGTCTAAAGGAAATGTATGTATTACAAAAATTTCTTTTTTGCCTAATGTTCTCATTTTAAAAGGATGAAACAGCGGGTAATCTACACTTGATACAACAGGACACACCTGGTTCGGTGATATTTTTTGCCTACCTGATTGAAAATTACCTACATATTTTCCTATTTTTGTTTTTTTCCAGTGATTTTGAAATGTGTCAGACAATTCCTGGTACTCATCATCTGGTTGGTCCAGTATTTCTTTTGCCAGAATCGGTTTATGTTTAAAACGTAATACCAAATTTGGCAAATGATTATTGAGATTTAATTTGTTCGGAAACAATTCCGCTAAATCTTTTCGCATTGCAATAAAAAATACTCTTTTCCTTTTTTGTGGAACACCCATTGTAGATGAATCCAGCATCCAGTAGTTTGAGTAATACCCTGCTTTATCAAAATGCTCATAAATTCTTTTTACATAGTCAATGGCTTTACCGAAAGTAATCCCGGGAACATTTTCAGCCACAACTATTTTTGGTTGTAATTTTTTTGCAAGGGCAATAAATTCAAAAAACAAAACATCAAGAACTTGCTCATATTCACCCTCACTAAACTTTCTTTTTCTTCCCCAATCTTTAGCCCTGTTACCGGCATTTGTAAATGAACTGCAATTATGAACAAAGTACATTCCCGCTAAAAAACTATGATCGGATTTAACTGTAAGATCATACACTCTTTTTCTTTGGTGAGCAATATTTATTTTTTTTCTATGCAATTTCCATTTTTTTGCACCATCATTAACACAATAACGTTCTTTATTCTTTTTGTACCGTAATGACCATGAAATATTTGTATTTACTTTTCTTCCTTCAATTATGTTTGTGTTTTCAGCTCTTTTAGTTATGGAAACATTATATCCCAAAGAATTTCCTAACAAATACATTCCGGATGTTAGGCATTTACTAATAGAAGCGGTTATAATCCCGTTATCTGAAATATGCCCATCAGAATCAACATAACCTTTAAATAATGCTTTTTTGTATGCTATTGGCAATGAAGATAAAACAAATGATGGTATTGTTTTATTTTTTGCTCCACTTTTAAAGAATTTTAAAAACCAATAAGCCAAATATTTTGAACTAATGCTTAATTTTACTACTGTTTTTTCATAACTTACAGTTATATTATTATGTACTTTTTTCATTTTTTTGTACAAATCCCTATATTCTGAATAGGAGGCACAAATAATTACTGTGTATCTTTGTTTTTTTCTTAATAGTCTTGCATACTTTTTTCTACATTGTTCAGAACAATAAGCTGTCCATTGTGTTTCATATCTTTTGTGTTGTCTTGATGGTAGCTTGCAACACAAACATGGCATTTGTTTTTCATTATACCTTTGCTGATATCTGTAATTTGCATCATTGTTTTCAACGATACGCAACCACCCATCACCTAACCATCTTCCAACCATATACCAAAAATCTGTGGAATAATTGTAATTTTTAGGCGGGTTTGGTATTCTTGTTTCTTTTATTTGATTTGGGGTGCATAAAAATACTTTATGTAAATTTTCCGCATTAACCCATTCAGGTTCTCCCATATTCTTTTTGTAGGCGTATTCTTTGGTTGGGATTCTCGCAAGATAGCGATGATCTACTGTATTTTCAATAAATGAATCAATTTCTACGGTTTTGTCTGTAACTTTTGAATTTACAGCCGTGACCATTTGAAATCTATTTTTATGCGTCAATACATAATCACCAACTTTTATTTTTCTAATAGGAACAAAACCTTTGTCCGTAAGAACCGGAGTTTCCCCAACAAAGCATGGAGGACTTCCATCTAATATGTCCAGATTGTATAGTTCAGCGGGTAAGTTTTTTAATCTTCTGAATTTTTGAATTGGTTGTTTGAATACGAATTTTGGATTAAGGTTTGCTATGTAAGAATCTATCATTTTTTGATCTATCTCATTGCACCCCAATACATTATATCCAGATAAAAGGTAGCCCATCGAGGAACCGCCTCCACCTGAAAAGCAGGAAAAGACAGTACCTTTGTCTTTTGTAAAGGTACTGTCTTTAATAGTCCATTTGTAATTAAACCTCATTACTTCGGTAATCCAAATTTCTTGATGATGTTGATTGCGTGGATCATTTCCATTCTGCGAATGTTTACAGATATGGCTGATTGTTCCATTCCCCTTTTGGCAAGTTCACCAAGAATTTCCTCGGTAGTGATTTTCGGGTTTTTGCAGGTAAGTTCCCGAACCAGGTTTGAAGCTGAACCACCTTCTTTTTTCGTTTTTTCCTTTGTGGTTTTCTTTTCTTCATTTTTCGGAGCGGGTGCTGGTTTCTCCTTTCCTTTCTTCGGAGCCGGTTCTTCTTTTCCTTTACCTTTACCTTTTTTCGGAGCCGGTGCAGTTTCTTCCTCTTCTTCCTCTTCCTCTTCTTCCTCTACAACAGGAGCTTTCTTACCTTTTCCTTTTGGGGCAGGGGCGGGAGGTGCAGTCTTACCTTTACCTTTCTTCGGAGCAGGAGGAGCCTGTTCTTCTTCCTCTTCTTCTTCCTCT